TTACTTGTAGCGTTTGTAGTGCGCCAGCATGCGCGAGACTTTGGTGGGCAGGCTGCGGGGCCCGTCACTGCGATCGTCATACCAGTCACTGACCAGGATCCGAAGCGCCATCTTAATGGTGCCTGGTAACAACTGGGGCACGTAGCCTGCGCTATAGGTTGTGGTGACCCGTTTGACGCGCAGGGTCTTCAGCGCTGGTGCGTAGTCGACAAACGGCCCGGCCAACTCAAACAGCTTTTCATCGGGTTTCACCGTTCGACGAGTGCCATCAGCCAGTAGCAGCTCCATGCTGCTGATACCGTTGACAACGACACCGGGCAGTTCGGTCGGTAGGCTCTCAGTGATCAGCAGCCAGTCGCGTTTAAAGATGGGCTGGCCGCACTCGTCTTCGATGCTGTCCAAAGCCGATACGCGCAGGGCGCCCAGCATATCCCCTTCGCTATCGCCATCGACCCGAAGCCAGCTGGCCAGCTCCTCGACCGATACGGCATCGAAGCCCTGCGGGTTAAAGGGCGTTTTAGGCTGCTGAGACAGGACCATTACTTCCCCGTGGCTTTAGAAGCCGATTTCTTGGGTGCAGGGGTTGGTTCAGCAGGAGAGGTCTGGGCAAAAGCAACCCCCGCCTGTTTGAACGCTTCCTGAGCGGCCGACGTGGTACCCTCAGAAGCCGATTCCTGATTGTCATTCGACGAATCATCCGCTGAGGTTTGGTTATCCTCATTCGACGTAGCGTCGTCAGACGTGGATTCAGTCTCGGTGGTTTCAGCCACTGTGGAATTAGCCTCGTCCGACGTGGTAGCGGCCGGCTCTTCGACGGCAACCGCCAGCTGGCCGTTGATCAGATCCGTGGCCAGCTGATGGTCAAAATCGTACTCCTGGTTGCACTGGATTGAGTACTCGTCCCCATTGGCATCGTACCCCCCGGCGCTGGCTATAGCTCGTATTTTCATGAACTGGTTTGGTAGTGTAAAATCCGCTCAGTCGGTTGGACCAAGCGGATTTTACTTTGTGAGTGAATGAGGGATTGATTAGGCTGCGTTCTTAAATTTCTTGACGGCCGCCGTGTTCAGCAGCTGACCATCGAACCGCATAAAGCCTAGGAACGCTACCTGGTCGAACTCCGCAAAGCGCTCTTCCAGGCGTTTGATGCGCGAGCCATTCACCTGGCGAATCATGTACGAATTCAGATCCCCGAAGATCAGCGGCTCTTTGCCCGCCCCGATCGAGTCCATGTCATCGTTGATGATGTACTTCTCGCCCAGGATCGTCCCCGGGGCGCCCGTCCGGGCATCCGCCGGCTGCCAGATGTATTTTCCATCATTGTCCTTGATCTTGCGGAGCACCTTCAGCGTGTCATCGCTGAACATGAAGGCCACGCCCGCCCCTTTCCGGTAGGCCCGGTTGACCGAGTGCTGCAGATCGATGATGTTATCAAACGAAATGGCCGTTGAAGCCCCCGTGATGCCGACCGACGAGGCCGGGATGATGCCTTTGGGCTGATTCACCCCGGTGCCCACCGTCATGTGCCTGTTCATGATCCGCTCCAGGCGAACGCCGATGGCCTCCTGGGTGTAGCCCGACAGGTTGATGTTGTTGTCTTCCAGCATCGTGAAGGGCACCTTGATGAAGCCCGACGTGTAGGTGTAGGCCGAGATGCTCACCTGGCCGAAGCCCAGATCCGTCGAGCCCGGCGTCACATCCTGGTTTTCGCCTACGATGTAGCCCATGTTAGCCGTATCATCCCCCGTTGGGTAGTAGATGATGTTGCCGTTACTGGTCGATAAGAGCCGGGCTGCTTCCATCATCCCACCGTGGGCTTTGAGGTATTTAATCAGCTCGTCCGAGTACTGAGCCGGGATCAGGTAGCCCCCCGCCGAACCCGTCGCCGATGACTGCGCCCGGCTTTCGGTGTGTTCCTGCAGCATACTCCGCTGCTCGGTCGTCATGGACGGCTTACCACCCCGCAGGTACTGCTCAAAGGCGGCTGAGCGCTTCTCCTCGTCCGTCTTAGCGCTCTTACCCTCTTCCTCCTGCTGGGCTTTCTGGTACTCGGTCTCCACGAACTGGCGCGCCCGGGCTTCCAGCTCGGTTTCCCGTTTCAGGCTTGATTCCAGGGATCGGTACTCCGAATCCATATCATCATACTTTTTCTGATCCTCGGCCGATAGCTGGCCAGTCTCTTTGTCGGCCGTGTCATTGACTGCGCGCATCTCCGTGTTGAGCTTACTGAGCTTATTTTGGAGCAATAAAATCTTACTCATGACTTGATTTGGTTAAGTTGTACGAAACGGTCTTGATAGAGCAGCTGACGAGAACGGGCCTCAGCTAACCCCGTTTTAGTAGTTACGATCGGGATAATGGGCTGCTCCATTTTTTCCGTAAGCGCCCAATCGGAGTAGGAACGGCTGGCCAGGTTGGTCTGGGGGTAGGCGGCCCGCACGACCGGACCGATATCGACCACCCGCTTGATGGTGAGAATGTGCCGGATGATCATGCCGTCACCCCGTTGCTCCCAGCGGTCCTCGCCTAGTTTGAAGCGGAACGAACAGCCCCGAATGTCCTTGCGGTTGACGTACTCGGTGATCTCCGAGCGGATGGGCAGGTTGGGCAGGTCACATTCGAAGTGAACCCCGGTTTTATCGATTTGTAGCCGTAAGGTGTAGGGATTACGACCCAGCAAACGGGCTTCGTTGTGATCGATGCAGCATACCACGTCCGAGAGGTTAGCGCCCTGGAGCGCCTGGTCGTGGATCGTCTCCCGGAATTCCACGACTTCCCCCGAATCCAGCGTGATGCGGAGTACTTCGGAGAGCTGGTTAAAGACGATACCCGTGCCCAGCAGCATGGCGCCCGAGCCCGTACCCGATCGTTGTTCAATGCGTAACCCCGCTGTTTCGGCGTCTAAGAGCCGCATTTCGGACTCGGTGATGATCGGTTTTTTCACTGCTCAGCGGGTTTTTCGGTAGCTGGGGGTGTAGTTGCCGGGGGAAGGGCTTTGGTCCAGTTCTCTTCCCGTAAGGGCTGAAAGCCGGATTGCACGTAGGGCACGTCCATCAGCGGATTCTCCAACCGGTTGTCCCCCTCCCGGGTGCGGATCTCGTTGCTGGTGATCGAGCCGGTCGCAAACCGGTTGGTGTAGTAGGTTGACCGGGCCGTGGGGGTCGCCCGCATCAAATAATCCATGTTGAAATTGAAGAGGTGCGTCCGCTTTTCGTCCGGTAAGAGCAGCTTGCGTTTGAACTCCTGCTCGATGCGTTCACACCAGGGGGCAATGCAGTCGGTTTTAAAATCTTCCGTCTGCTGCTCGATGTTGTTGTTGGTGGATTTCTCCAGCGATTGGAGCTTGTGGAGGGGCACCCGGTAGATGCGGGCAATTTCTTCCACCTGGAACTTCCGGGTCAAAAGCTGCTCAGCCTCCTGGGGGGTGACCGAGAAGCGTTGATATTTCAAACCCGCTTCCAGCAGCAGAATCTCGTGGCTGTTGGCCAGGCCAGCATACTTTTCCTTGAGTTGCTTATGGAGCCGGTCAAACGACTTGTCGGGCAGGGTGCCGTCAGTGGTGAATGCCCCCGACATGTTAGCGCCTTTACCGTAAAAACGGGCCATGAACACTTCGGCCGCCTTGGCCAGGCCCATACCTTCATTGTGCAGGGCGATGGGGGACTTGCCCACCACCCCGTTACTGCCCAGGCAGGTGATGTGCAGGATATCCCGCTTCTCAGTCATCACCCCGTTTACGTAGTAATACAGGTATTTAGTCCGGCCAATGACCATATACACCGGGCTACACTCCCCGTTTTCCAGGAATTCCAGGGCCACCGGTCGGCCGGCACCATTGCGGTGAATATAGGCGTAGCCGTTGCCGTGGCGTAGGGCCGATGAGACCAGGCTGTGCATAAACGTGAACCAGGTCTGCAACTCGTTGGGCTCCGCCACCAGTAGCTCATAGATCGCATGGTCGTAGGCGAACTCTTTACCGGCAGCCGTCTTTTTGAACAGATCCAGGGGCAGGGTGGCCAGCGTTTCGGAAATGATGTTGATGGCCGAATACACCGCCGAGATCATCAGGGCCGTTTCGGAATCGATGTGCACCCCGGCGTTGGAATCGCCAAACGATGCCCCGCCCAGAAAGGCATCATAAGCCGTCAGTCCCGTGATGGGTACCACGGGATTTTCCAGCGAGGCCGACCGCTGTTCGGTAGCAACAACTTCGGCCGTCTGAGGGGCAGGCAAGGCCCCGTCGGTGAGCACCGGGGTGCTGGCCGAACGGGACGCTAAGAAACGAGAGAAGAAGCCTGCCAATTTTATGTAGTTACGGTGGGTTTTTCGGTCAAACCCTAGCCGTAAAATTGCCCAAACCAGGCCGTTTATTTTGGGTAAGATTTACCTAAACTTTCGGTAAATCTTACCCGTTTTTAAGGCTTCTATTTTGCTAAACTTGCCACCGCATCTTCTCGTCGTCGCCCCGCCCTGGACAGGTTGGCCGTCCAGGGGTACTGCCCCGGTTTAATTAATTATTCACCTATAAACCCGTGTTTTTCTATGTAGAGAGCGTGCCGATTTAGTTAATCTATTTTCTTTCTGGTGTATTACTCGTTTAGGTAATCATCCTTTTTTCTTCAACTCTTTTTTTGGTTAGTTTTATCTCGTTGAAGATGGCCCGGTCTGATCATTTTTATGGTCAGGCTTTTTTGTTTTACGAATAGAACTGCTTCATTTAGATCATCGTCGTTTGGCTGGCGCCGGTATGTCAATTCGCAAAGCGCTACTGTTGCCGAACAGTAGCGCTTTTTGCTTTCACAGGTAGAAATGTTTAGTTTTAAGTCGTGTTCTGAGAAAGCATATAGGGGGATGATCTGCCAGGGTTGCCCCCTTTTTTGTGCGTAAATTTTATTCAGGCGAATTGTCTTAGGCCCGTTGACACTACCACCCAACGACTAATAAAAAAACCGGCCTGCTTAGACCGGTTTTTTTATTAGTTACTACTGGTGATTTGTTTATAGTACACCTTTCGAAAGGCTTCCAGGCCAATGGGCGCAAAGCCGTAGGTTGTCACAAAATCCTGTCGGGCGGCCCAGTACGACTCTTCCAGGGTGCCCTTCTTTTGCTCCTGCCGGAGTTGCTTTTGTTTTTGAATCACCAGCTCGCAGAAAAACACCTGCATACTGGGCACGTCCGTGCCGGGCACTTTGTGGGCGGTCATGGTTACGGTCGGTGAAGTAAGCGTCGTCATACGGTGGGGTACTGAATTGATTAGAGCTGTTTCCATTCGGTAGCGAGTAAAGGGAAATTATCAAAACGTAAATGATCGTAAGCCCCGGGTCTCGTAGGGAGATTCGGTTTTCTGCCAGTTCCAGGTCAGGTATTCCCCCAGGGCCATGATGCTGGCCACCGGCCCATCGATCTTATCCCCCGAGGTGGCCTTGTCGGGCCACCAGTTTTCCTTGCCGTCGGTCTTGATCATCACGTTGGCCAGCATCCACCGCATCACCGGGTTGTGATCATGGGCCAGCCGGTCGTTTTCAATGTACTCAAAGAAGCCCTTGACGGGGGTTGATACGTTGGTGACGGCCATGCTGTAGCCCTGCATCAGGGTAAAGTCCTCGGCTTTCCCGTCAATGTACTCGCTGCGACTGCCCAGCGATTCGGTCAGCTCGTTGATGAGCTGCGAGGAGTTGTGCCGGTCAAAGGCGCAGTACTGCAGCGAATAATCGAGGGCGGAGGCTTCCACGGATGCTCTGACCACCCGGTAATCGGTCGTGGGCGTATCGGTCACCGTCAGCCAGCCATCCCGTTCCCACTCGATGAGATCCTCAAACCCACCTTCCAGGCGGGCGTCAAAGTTTTTACGGGAGATAAAATGCTTTGTCGCCAGGCGAAACCGGTCCGAATGCTCCGACGGGGGGAACAGCAGCGCATACGACGTAAAGTCGTTGACCGACGCCAGATCCAGGCCTCCGTAGAAGATCTCGCCGGGATGTGCCAGTTCGAGCGGCAGACCCGCCCACGTCTCGTCGGCAATCCAGCGCTTGCCCGACTTGACCCAGATGTTGAGGTGTTTGGTCTTGACGTCGGCTTCCTTGGTGGAATTTATCGAATCGGTGGCCGTTTTGATCTCCGCTTCGATGAAGGCCGGGTTGACCGACTGGCCCCAGTTGGGGTTCGCCTTGGGCCAGTTGGCCGGATCCTTCCAGTCGTCTTTCTCGTCGAGGGTGAAAACGATGCAGAAGACGTGATCCCGTTTGATACTTCCTTCCAGGACCTTGACGCAGTCCTTGCGGTAGCTATAGCAGGGGCCGTGCACGTTGCTGCCGGCCGTGGTGATGATAAAGAACAGGGGCTGCATCCGGGCGGCCATGCCGGACTTGAGCGACTCTTTCACTTTATCATTACGGTGGACGTGGTACTCATCGAAGGAAACGAAGTGAGCGTTTTTCCCTTCGGTGTTATTAGCATCGTGCGAGACGGCCTGGAACTTGGAGCGGGTCGTGGTCACGCTCATGTTATGGGCCAGAGTACGCACCCGTTTTCTGAGATCCGGTGAGCTTTTCACCATCGAAACGGCCTCATCAAAGCAGATGGAGGCCTGATCCCGGGTGTAAGCAGCCGCGTAGACTTCGGCGCCGGCTTCATTGTCGAAGGTCAGGGCCATCGTGGCCAGGCCCGAGAGCAGCGTGGTCTTGCCGTTTTTCTTGGCCACCTCCACGTAAGCCTCATTGAAGCGCCGGTAGCCGTCGGTTTTCTTCCAGCCGTAGACCACGTAGACGATAAACGCCTGCCATGGCTCAAGAATAAAGGGCTTACCAGCGTGGATGCCCTTGGAGTGTTTGACAAAGTCAAAGAAGCGCAGGGCTTTGGCTGCGGCCGATTCGTCGAAATAGAAACCCCGCCCGTCGGCCGTGGCCAGGTCGTCGACGTGGCGCTGCACCGCCAGGCGCACGTAGCGACAGGCCAGCTGGCGCCCCGACAGCACATCATCGATGTAGGCTTGAGCTGAACGAACTGTATTCATCAGGCGGATTTCATGGCGTCGTCAAAGGCGTCGTTCTCCTCCCCCGTTGGCATCTGCACCCGGCTGCGGGAGGACGGGGTTAGCCCGTATTCGGTCGCGATTTTCAGGGCCTGCATGAGCGCTTTATTGCCAATGGTGACCCAGGCCGAGGGCATTTCGTAGCCTTTATCGGTGAGAATAACCCGGCTCCCGGGCTTTTTGAGTTTATCCTGGCACTCCCGGTAGACGCCCATTTCCTGGCAGTAAGCGGCAATGATGGACTCATCCGTAGAGGCCAGCAGCCCCACGCTTTGCAGCCAGGTCGCCACCGTAACCCACTCGTACTTAGCGTATTTGTTGAGCCAAGCGGGCGGTTTGGGTACGTCATGTAATAGCATGACAGTTGGCTCAGCGTCATTGGTCCGGCTGGCCCGGTCGGTGCCCTGCAGCTTTTTGATAACAGTCGGAATAGATTTGCGTCCTTTCATATGAAAACAGAATAGACCCCCCTATACAATTTTGGCACGATGCGCGTGAGGTTGGACAAACGGTTCAGGGGAAAGGTCGGTTTTGGGATTTGACCCACCCCCCTCCTCGCGGCCGGCCGTCGCCAGTCGACGGGCTTACTGACTCAGCGCCTGGGGATCCGGTCGCGAGGTTGACGGTGTAGGGAGCCACATCGAATCTTCCAGGTTAACCAGCATCGAAACGGTTGCTTTAACCAGGTGCTTCTTTCCTCCCTCAAACGGATGATCCAGGCTTAAGTCCAGCTGGTTGGGTAAGATCTCCCCGTTAGGCATCACTAGGATGGGCGTGCCGTTGGCTACCCGTAGCTCGCAGGCGTTTGGTAGCTGGGGCGTAGTGCTAATGTCAGGCTTAGGGCCTGGGATGAGCCGCTGGTTGAGCTGAGCCGTAGCCACCTCAACGGTGATGACTCTAGCCAGTAGCTGATGCATCCGACTGGTTAGCCAGGCGATGATCACCGAGAGAATCCCAGTGATCAGAATAAGGGTGAACGCCAAGCGGGTTGTTTGATCAGTAAGCAGTGTATTCATGAGGAGTTACTGGTTACGGCGGTGGATGATTCCTTGGATAAGCATAAAAAGGGGCCAGTAGGTAGCGATGCTGATGTAGGCATGCAGAGGTAACTCTCCTTTGGCAACCCGGTAGGCCCGACCACTCATGATCAGGCCCGTTAGTCCGTAGAGCAGGATGAAGCCAAGCGAGTCAATCAATAAGGCCAGATCGAAGGAGCTGATTAGCTTCTGCATCATCCCATCTCGGCGCGGCTGGTGTCAACGCTAAGCCGCTTTGGCCGCTCGGATACGGTGATGGGCGGGAAGTCGCCAGCCTTGCGCAAGAATCCCAGATCCGTCTTATCGACGACGCGCTCATTCGGCTCCCCTTTCCCCTGCGCGATACTGCGGCAGGAGCGAATGGTCACCTTGTCCTCGTTGATGGCCTGAATGATGAACGTGTTGCCTTTGAAGCCGGCGTACTCAAACACCAGATCCCCAACGCCCAGCTCTGGCGTCTTCAGGCTTGTGGCTGCTTCCACAATCTTCTCCAGACTAGGACCAGCGTAGGGCTCCGCTTTAGACAGTTCTCGTAGTCCATTGAACGCTTCGCTACTACGCTGGGAAGCAGCCCACAGATCACTCCCCGCTAGGGTTATAGCAGCCTGGGTGGGCGCAACGTACTCACCAACTACTTGCAACGTTGGCCCGTATGTAATTCCACCAATTGGGGAATTACTACCTCCGCCCAGATGCCGGCGAATAGCACCGATCAGGGTGCGTAGGCTTTCATGAGCTACCTGGGGCTGATCCCTATCCTGGTAGCGTTCGTAATCACAGACCAGGTCGTGAAACAACATCGCTTCTTTGCGTGGTCCCTGGGGCTGATTGTCTTGATCAGGCATATACCTACGTTGATTGGTGACGAATGGCTTACTTGTCTTTAGCGCTTTTGATGGCATGACAGCGATTGCAGAGGGGTTGGCAGTTGTCCGCATCCAGCGGAGCGCCCCCTTTCTCAATCGGAATGATGTGATCGACCATCGTGGCGTCGGTGAGCTTTTCCTGCTGGGCGCAGTGGCGGCAGTAGGGTTCCTCAGCTAGGATGCGGGCACGCAGGGTACGCCAGGGCGCCCGGCGGTAGAACTGGGTATCCTTGCCCCGGGAGGCATTGGGATTTTCCGCTGGCGTAGGGGCCGTGACGGCCTTTTTCCAGGGACGAAGTTTATCAGACGAAGAGGACATGTCGTGTACGGTGGCCAACTAAGATACAGCCATCAAGGGGGTAGCAGTCGACCGCTTTCTCAGAAGTGCCAGGCTGGCTTTAATCCGTCGTTTAGCGACCTGAAACTCAGTCAGGTTCAGCATGGTCACCCAGGCTTCGTCCGCCCCTAACCGCTCGGCCGAGGCTACGTAATCGGGATTGATCATGATGCCTTTGTGGATCCGGACAAACTCGATCAGGATGGTTTCGTAGTAGCCCAGATTCAGACTCGACAGGATCCGCTGACCCGACGCCAGATAGAACCAGGTGTAGTTATTTTCGCCCCTTAGGTGCATGATATCCTGGATCTGGATGGGCGTCGAATGGCCCGGTAGTTTGATGGTAGTCATTGGTTTACTTGATAAAAGGCATTGGCAAAGCCGGCTGGTGTTGCTGAACGGCGCTCGGCCTGCATAGCCCCACCCGGGATCTTATGCATCATTGAGCCGTAGAGGGGTAGTACAGGCGTTTTGTACAGGCGTTCATTGAACTCGCCCCACAGAATTGTCTTTTTGGTGTAGGGGTCGCCAAAATCGCAGGGGTCAAAACTCATGCGCCGGTATGGCTTGAGTTCCGGGATCAACCGCTCAATACGACCGACGGGGTTTTCCAGGCCCCAGAATACCAGGTTGTCGTATTGCTCTTTCAGGATCAGCACGAACTGAGCCAGCGCAACCATGCCCATCAGATCAGCATCGGGTATCCGGTCCCACCACCGGGCACCGGATGACGCGAAATAGGTACAGGGTGGGGCAGCCAGTAAGCCATATACATAATCACGGTGGCCAGTCAGCTCACGCCAGGCGTCATCCGTCAGGATATCCCCTTCTATTTTCTTATCCCACCGAATGACGGGATAACCAGCCCGCACGTACGGCTCTGACCAGGCGCCGGAGTAATCGTAGATCGAAATGATCAGCCGCTCATCAACTGGCGGGAGCGCGTTTGATCGACGTTTCATCGGCATCACGCACATTCGATCACGATAAGAGTCTGCTGGTCTTGTTTGCTGGTGGCTTTGAGCTGCTCGTAGCGGGACTCAATGATAATTTTCGGACCGTCGTCCTGGATGATACCCGCCTTGACGATCGCGTCCAGGTAGTGCTTGTAGCAGCCCACCAGGTTGTCGTAATCCATCGTTGGCTTCAGACTCAGCCGGGTGACACTCAGCCGAACCTGGCCCGGGTGACGGTTACTGGTTTGCGCCAGAAACACCCACTGGTAAGTCTTGATGATCTTGGCTTTCTTGGACCAGTGCGCCCGGAGCATGCCGCCTTGGCCATTGAGTGAGGAGACGTGTTCAGGAATGAGAAGTTGGGTTGTCATGATTGGGGATAAGCGTCGATAAGACAGGTTCTAAAAACTCGGCCGGGCTGTATTCCATTTCCACCAGATCTGCCAGCAGTTGATTCAGCGCTAAGTACTTGGCCTGCGCCCGGATCTGGTCGCTGGTGGCCTCATCCAAGGCGTCGGACAGGGTGACTTTGAGCGCTTTGCGCAAGGGCGCTTTCTGGTGGCGGCCCAGGTGCGAAGCCGCATTTAGCCGCTCGGCCATGAGCTGCTGCACGTCGCCTTTGGCCCGCTTGACAAAGTCCCATTTCTGCTCAGATGTGAAGGGAATCAGTCCCTGCTCGTCCAGCCAGTCATAGAGCCCGTTACCCAGATCCGGGTAGGTTTCGCCCATCTTGACCGTCTCGTAGGCTTTGGTGAAGGCGGCCCGCATCACCCCCGCTACGTAGGCCGGTGTGACGGGCAACTCGGAGAACAGGACCTGGTTGTTGCCCCGCTGCTGCACGGCCGTGTTGCGGCTGCAGTACTGCTCATAGGCGGCCATGACTTTGCCAAATTGCAGGGGGTTAAGCGCCGAAATCAGCTCGATGCCCAGTTTGCCATCGATGGCCAGGTCGTAGGCCAGCCGGATCGATTCGAGCGTGGTGGTGGGGTGGCGCCGATAGAGCCACTCGGTCATGCGCAAGAGCTGGTCACCCATGGCCTGCTCGCCCTGGCGGGCGGTGTTGACGCCCAGCAGCCAGATCAGATCACTCCATAACCTGGAAATCTGCTTCGTCGACGCTTTGGCCACCGGCGTCCCCTGTGGCGCGTCGAGCAAGCTCGCGGTCAAGGTCAAACTCGTAGTGGGTGGGGGTAGCGGGGCCCGGCTCGGTTCGGCACTGGCCGGCCGTTGGGGACTGACGATGGGTTGCATAGGGGCTGTTTTTAGGGGTTTTGGCGAATTCGGCCCGCCGGCCGAGCCAGTTCATGAAGTGCCGCCGGACAGGGCCGGCTTGGGTGAAGGGCTGTTCGGGGTCGCGGGCCATGGCCTGCTGCTGGGTGATGAAGAGCTCCACCAGCGCCCGGTAGCCCTCCAGACTTTCCACGAGCTTGAGCTGCTCCAGGGCGTAGCGCTGGTGAGGTGACGAAGCCAGCAGCAGCGCCCGCACCGCGTCGATCGAGATGGGCGGGGCCGCCGTTTCCACCTCGACCGCTTCCTCGGCCACCGAGGAAACGGCGGCCGCCGGCACCTGAGCCGCCTGCCCTCTTTTTTTTTCGGCACCGCTCGCTACCACCCCCGCCCCATCACCAGCAACCGCGGCCTCAGCCGCGCTTTGTTGGTGATGTTTAGTTAGTTTAGTGTTTAGTGTTTGGAATTCCATATATATATGGGACCTCTCCGTTTTTCGGGTAAGTTGCTGGAGAGGTGACGTGTTAACCTCCCCGTTTTTTGGGGAACTGGTAGGGGTAACCTCTCCCTTTTTTGGGGAAGTAACGGGGCTGACCTCTCCCCTATCTTCTCCGTTTTTTGGAGAGGTAACCGGGGGCGTACGTCTCTTAACCTCTCCATTTTTCGGAGAAGTAGCTTGGTAAACTTCCCCCCTAACCTCCCCCTTTTTTACCGAGGTTTGGGCGCTCACTTCCTCCGCAACATCTCCGTTTTTCGGAGAGGTGACGGGGGAAGTGGCCACAAACAGTTGATCTTCGGGGGCCAGTCGATATACCTGACCGCTCCGGTTTCCCTTGCCAAAACTGACGACCTGAATCAGGCCCCGCTCGGCGAGTCGCTCGCGGGCGGCATCCACCGTTTTTACGTTGGTGCCCGCTATACTGGCCAGGGTCCCGTCGGTCCACTGGATACTCTCGGGCCAGTGGCTTTTGGTCCCCCGGTCGCTGAAGGCGTTCAGCAAACATCCGTACAGGTGGGTATCCCCAGGGGCGAAACCCTGCTGCCGGTGTAACTGCCAGAATCGATTCAACAGGGCGATGTAATTCATAAAAGCGGGAGTAAGAAAAGAAGGTCAGAGCGCCCTGTGTGCCCTGACCAGACATTAAAACAGTTCGGTTTGCCCCGTCTGGGGATCACGGGTGAGCTGGTGGCGCCACTGCTTGCCCAGTTGGTCCAGCTCTTTCTCGGCCTTCTTGGAGACGCTCAGCTCACTGTGACCCGACAGGCCGGTCCGTTTGGCCGCGAAGTAGGCGTTCTGGGCATCGCGGCAGGTTTTAACCGCCCGGAGCACGGTCTCAAACCCCTGGGTCAAGGTCTCGATGGTATTGACCAGGGCCACCCAGGCCAGGTAAGCCTCATCATCGGGTTGGTTGTCTAGTTCCTCGTTGACCTGCTGGATGCCGGCAGTCAACTGCTGACGAACGGTGTTCATTTTTTGCGGGGGCGTTTAGGATCCTTTCCCGCGGGTTGAGCGGGTCTATCGGACCGAGTTGACTTCGTGGCCCGGGTTGATTTAGCGGCTTGGCCGGGCTTTTTCGGCTTGACGGGCCTAGTAGGCGGCTCATCGGGCACGAACGTATCGGCGTCAAAGTCCGCCCCTTCGTTGCGATCATCGGCCTCTCCCCCATCGCCCGGCCCCTCCGGTGCTTCCGCCGGTCCTTGGGGGAGCTGACGAGGACCCGGCAACCCAATGAAGCGGGCTGACTGAGTGCTCGTGTCGACCAGCTCACTGCCGTTGTTGAGATCTTCTACCTCGGGCGTCACCACTGCTTCCAGGACGGGCAGTGGGGGCTGGTCCATATTGAGCAGCGCTTCCAGCGAGGGCAAGCCAGGCGCCGATGGCTGAACAGTCGACCCGGCCGGCGGCTCAGGGGTTGGCGCGGGAGCCGGCGTTGGGAACGGGATATCCTGCTGCATGTCCTTGGGCGAGAGGGGTTCGGTTTTCACCACCTCCCCCGTATCCTCGTCCACCCACTCCCACACTTTCTGGGTGTAGTTCTTTTGCTTTAAGGCGTACTTGGTTTTAGTCGTGTAGCCATCGATGATGTGACGGCTGATGAGCTTGATCTCCGAGTCCTTACCGTCGATCTTGGCTTTGTACTCACTGGTGACGGCTTTCTTCTCGTCTTCCAGCTCCATCTTACCAATCTGGGCGTCGGCTAGTTTGCGGGCGTTGTCTTCCCGCTCGGCGGGGCTGAAAAAATACTTGTAGGAAATGTTTTCCTTGATGCTTCCAAGCATGGTTGATACTGGCCGGCTTCCCCGGCCGGGGGTGAAAGGGTGAACGAATGGAATCAGTTGCTTTGGGCGTTACCGGTCCGCTCGATGGCGTCCAGGGCGGTGCGCAGCACCAGCCGGGCCTCTTCGGGGCTGATCTCCCAGAAGTTCATATCGACTTTGTAGCCGTCGGCCGCGGGCAAGAGCGCGATGACGATCGCAGCCTGGCTGGTGGCGATGAGCTGACAGGTGCTCAGCATAAAGTCGCTCATGGCCTGCTCGCCGTCCAGGCGTCGGTGGTTGCTGGTTTCTATATGATCCATGATACAATGTCGTTGGGGGTTAGACGCCGACGGGCGCGAGTTCTTTCAGGCTCCACTCGGGCAGATTGAGCGGAATGATGCCCATGTCATCGGGGTGGTTTGTGATTCTACTTGACGAAAACTCGGGGAGCGAAAGGCTCTCTTATCCCGCTGATTCTGTTCAGAAATTATCCTAACGTATACCTATATACGCTACACTACTGACTGATCAGAACGGACGGGATTAAGCGTGGACAGCTTGCTGACGGACGGCTTCCTTGAAAGTCTCAGCGGGTTTAAAAGCGGGCACGTACTGGGCGGGCACCAAGACGGCCGCGCCGGTCTTTAGGTTACGGGCTTTTTTGGCCGCCCGCAGCTTGGGTCCAAACGAGCCGAAGCCCCGCATGTAGATGGTTTCGCCCCGGCTGACGTGGCGTTTGATGCCATCGAGAAAAGCGGTGATGGTTTGCTGGGTGAGTTCTTCGTCCTGGCCGGTCTGGGCGACGATTTTGGCAATCAGATTTTGTTTGGTCATGGGGAAAACGGGTTGATTTAAACAGGCTACTATTGATTAGCCGCGACGATTTGCCTCTTCACGCTGACAACATTCGAGCAGATAGGTGAAGTATTCATCCGTAGCGTCGTTGTCGGCATCCTGCATTTTTCGATAGTTAGCGATGGGCTCGGCAAGCAGATCATCATCACTCAAGGTGGCAATGTACTTTTCGTAGAGGTCCATAATGATTACTGAAATGTTCGGATAAAATCAGGCGGCTACCGGGGCCGTGCGGTCAGCCAGATAGAACGATTGGTTGGCGCTGTCGTAATCGATATAGTGCTGGTAGGCGGCTGCAATGAGATGCTCAAAAAGCTCCTGGCGATTCTGAGGCTTGATGAGCGAGAGCGAGTAGAGCTTGGTTAAGTGCACGTCCCAGGCTGAAGGATCGTCGGCGGGCAGCCCCGCAATCTCCTCCCGCCACTCGTTCATGGCGCGGGTGGCCTCGGCCCGCTGGGCGGGGGTTGGCGGGGGCGCCAGTTGATCCGCCGTCGTCGTGCGGGCGACGCCCCCCTTTTCCCCGTTCATCTTTTCGGCGACGGCCTGACCCCTAGTTGGTAGCACCGACGTAGCGTTGGGGATAGCCTCCGCCGGGCGGGGTTCACCCGGCGCGCCGGGGGCGGGTAAGAGGAACGCACTGATCAGGGCCTGACGCTGGGCCGAGGCCACCAGTTTGTTGGACAGGGCCAGCTCCGAAGAAACGTGCACGCCTACCGCCCCCACTGTCAGCATCGAGCCGTCGAGGGCCACCAAATCAAACTCGGCCCGTACGGTGGTGACCCCGAGCGTTTCGCTGGGCTTGGGCTTAGCCAGTTCAAACTGGCAGTTTTGGGGACGGGCGACGAGCAGAAGCTGCTGAGCATCTAGCAGGCTCAACACGTAGTTGTAGAGCGCGTCCCGGCCTTCGTGCTTGCGGGCGGGCAGCTCGGCCCGGCAACGACTCATCACCTGGGCGAAGGCGGTATAGACTGTACCGGTGGACATAACAAAAGGGGCTTAGGGGATGTATGAGAGCGAATAGGCAGACTGCACTGACGCAGTAGACTCGCGGCTACGATCAGCCGTAAGACGGCCTTGACGTAGCCATTTCGTAACGAGAGCGACGTCATCGTACCAAGCTTAACAGGTAAGCCAGACCTCCCACTAGCAGCAGCCCGGCGGCCACTTGTGCCACGACTCGCCACGCACGGGCCAGGTGGACCAGCGCGCTGCTGGTCGTTTCGGACGTACTGGGCGACGGGGCCGGCTTTGGTGGGCCGAACGTTTCGATCAGGATGCGCTCGGCTTCGGCGTGATCGAGCGCACCGGTGGTCTTGGCTACCGGGGGCAGGGCGGGTAACGGCTGAGCGGGCTTCATAAGCAGTAGGGTTTCGAGTTGGCGCTGGGTGTCGCCAATGAGTAGATCAGCCGTCAGCAGGTACTGGGTTTTGGCCGGGCCGGCTTCCATGTTCTCGGCCATCATGTCGCGGTACTTGAGGGAGACCATCAAATGCAGTTGCAATTCTTCGGCGGTGCGGGCGGTTGGGATGTGGTGCATGGCTACAGGGCGTCAAACTGTTGTTGCAACTGGTCGAGCTTTTCCGTCTCGTCCTGCTTGACCAGCAGGTAGATCGTTTTGCCCAGGGCGGGCGAGACGCGGAAATAATGTCCGTTCACCACGATGTGCTCAATGGTCTCCTGGCTGGAAAGCTTGCCGACCTTTTCTTTCTGGGTGCTGAGCTTTCCCTCCAGCGCGTTGGCTTGCGTTAACTGGTCCTTTGTCATAGTTTTACGTTTGCTTATAGATTATCATGATTTGCACTGACCCGCCCACTCGAGCGGGTTTTGTCTTTATGGGCTCATCAACAGCCAGCCCGCCCCCCACACCAGCAGCGAGCCGCCCACCACGATCAGCAGAAAGTAGTAGCCGGGGTGTTGGTCAGAGTGGTACTCAAGCCGTTGCAGCAGGCGTTCTAGGCAGTTCATGATCAGCGTTGGTTTATTGAATGAGAAATTGCTCGTGTGGGGGTAAGAAAGACCGGCGACAACCGCCACCGGTCTTTGCTTCATCTATCCACACCATCAGCTATTGCTAGCTGTATTCAACCTTACCGGCAAGCCGGCATTCCCTTACGGGTTCGTTATCGCGCGCCGGTTCCGCCGGGGGCGTCGCACGATGGTATCGTCTAGGGGGGCCGCAACGGCCTCCGAGTTTTCGTTGATGTAGGCCAGGATCTCCGACTCGAAGAAGCGGAGCCGCCCGTGGATCTTCCGGCGCGGAATGGTCTTAAGCTGGTAGACCGCCCCGGTTGAGATCCCCAGCAGCTCGGCCACTCGCTGCACGTTGATGGGTGACTCAAGACCGGCCGTCTCCCCGACCGGCTTTTGCTGCATGAGCTGCAGGAGCATCCCCTCGATCCGGTTCATTTGGCGTTGCAACTCTTCGAATGGGTTTTGCATGGCTTAGCAGGTAAATACCAGTTGAATCAGAGGCTCAGATTCTACCGGGGCGGGTTGAAGGCTTATACTAATCCCCCGCTCGTTGAGGGTTCGAATGGTATCCGACAGCACCACGGCTGAATCATGTAATCGGTCCATAAGCTGAGCGGTGGAGAGTCCTTCTAACTGGACATCTATAAAGGTGCGAGCGACTTTAGCCTGGGCTTCCATTAATCTATTAGCGTTATTAATTGTGATTCATAATTATAAAAAGCTATCAGATTGGGCTATTTAGCCCATTAAAGGGCAAAAAAATTTCAGGATTTTGCTTTACAACTTCATCCTGCAATTTCTCAAGATCCCTCAGTACCTCATTAATTCGGGTCATCGTAGACAATTTGGGGTTTGTTGTTCCGTCCAAAATCTTCTTCAATCGCTGTGGACTAACATTTAGTCTTGCAGCAACTGTATCGTAACCACCCTCTATATCAATTACGCGTTTTTTTGTTCGGTCAAAGTCGTATTGCATGTTTTTGGTATTTACCGTTCATACCTTATTTTGCCATTGCTTGAAACGTTAAAAAACCGTTTACCTTTCCGTTGCAAACAAAGGTAAGAAACGATTGTGATATTTAGCCCAAAAATATATCACATTTTTTTCTTCGGTTATGATGATTTACTCTCCTATGTCAGTCACTACCCCAATGTCACCAGAAACAGAACGATTAGCTCAAGTTTTTAGGGACAATAACTGGAAGCAGCAAGATGTTGCTAGCGATCTGGGATATGCTGACCATAGCTTGATTAATAAATACTTGAGGGGTAGACAGTCTATCTCCGATAGTTTCCTATATAAGCTATCAGCTCATCCCAAGTATCGCGTATCAGTTGACTACATTAGAACTGGTCGTGGACCTAAGGTTTTAGGTTTGCAACAGTCTGAAGTAGCTCGTGGTAAAAACAGTATACTTACTATCGAAGACCCTAGTGAAGTATATCGAATACCTGATCCTGAATACGTATCACTTCCTTATCTACCTACTCCCGCTAGAGCTAGCTTTGTAGAGATGACTTCTGCTGGTGCAGAGTTCAACTATCCAGATCGGTTTTCAGTACTTCGGGACCCAAATCAGTCATATGAAGGACAAATTGTGATTGAAGTAAATGGTGATAGTATGGAGCCTTATTACCCAAGCGGAACGAAGGTCAGGTGCAAACAAATAGATAAAGGTGATTGGCCCTATATCAATTCGGGTGTGTTTGCAGTAAGCTACGCTAGTAGCTTTGTTATAAAACGTATCAAGAGTAACGATTACATGAAAGGTTATCTAACCCTTCATTCTGACAATACGGAGACTGGTGGCTCAGTAGATGTTCCGATGGACCAGTTTCATAGCATTTTCAAAGTACTTCGCATAGTTGACGCTCCTGCTCGATAAATAATGCAATCGAGCTTACTTTTTATACTTGATATATAATACAATGAGTAGCAATAAGACTTAATACGCCTTCTACCTTTTAGAGGTAGATACATTAGCTGTACTAATACTCTTACCACACCACATGAACGAAGATATACTCTCAAAGCTTGAGCGTCTAGCCAAGCTCAAAGAGCAAGGTGCCCTGACTCAAGCCGAGTTCGATAACCAGAAAGCTGCTTTAATGGGCAGCACACCTCCTGCATTCGACCGCAAGCAGACGACTCTGTCTAAGCCCAAAAAGAACAAAATCTTAAAATACGTAGGAGGATTCTTCATTTTGACGATGATTGGTGGCGTCATCGACAAGTATGAGGAGAATCAGAATGGAGTCAAAGGTGCCACCGCTCTCATACCTGCTGCACAAGCTTCAGCAGATAGCGTCAACGCAGAAAATGAGGCTTTGCGCAAGATCGATGACGACGCGAAGTACAGTTACATCTTCGAAGAGATCGATCACCGAGCTATGCACGTTGGCAAAGAAGGTATATACGTAGCGTGTTTGATGGAATACCGCGCCAAGAACAGCTTTGGCGGGTACAATATCGAAAAGGCGCTAGTCAACTTCAACAGCGACATGGAGCCGATCCAGGTGGTCCCAGTTGAGTAAAATAAAAATATAAAAACTTCTTGAAATGGTTTTAGAAGAGATGATAATAGAGAATCTTTATGGTTTTATGAATAAAACTGTAAAGTTTAATGACGGAATTTCAATACTAGTCGGCATAAATGGCTCTGGAAAAACAAGCGTCCTTAATCTAATTAATTGGATGCTAAAACCATCTTTTCCTGATTTATGCCAAACAGAATTCAAAAAAATATCTTTAAAATTTTCATATGAAAACGAAAGCTATTTGCTTGTATGTGAACAAAACGATATTGAATTACTTGTTAACCTTTCAAATCTCACAAAAAATAAATCGTATAACTCAATCAACGTCGCTTTTGTAATTCATCCTAAAAGGATCACAAAAGATGAGTCATTGAAAGAACAAGTAGATAACGAATATAACCATCTAGTACCTGAAGACCATGAAATAGAAACATGGGGGTTTTTATTCAATATACTTCCCAAACCTGTTATTATTGGACTAGACAGGTATATTTATACGGAAGAAGGTAGTTCTGTAAGGATTCAAGACGAAAAGCTTTTTTCTACTAGCGGCAAAATTATAAAACGAAAACAAAACGTAAGTTCTCCAATAGACAATGTTGTCTCCATATTAAATAAGGAATACAACAATTACAGAAATGTAGTACTCAAACTTTATGGCTCTCTAAATGAAAAAATTATGTTGTCAGCGTTTGACGACATAATAACTTCAAAGAATATAATGAAATGGCTAAGTAGAACAAGGCCAACTATAGATAAGATCAACTTACTAGAGAAACAAGTAATAGATTTTTTAAAAGAAAATAATTGGATTAAGCAAGACAATACTGATAATATTTCAGCTAACAAAATTAAAAATTATTTTGTTAGCTTAAGAAGTATACTTAGATCTGATAATAAATCGGACGAAAATTATGAATTAGTGTTACTTGCTAACGTTAGTCAATTCAAAAAGATAAACGATCTAATCGCAGAATTCAGCCAATTTGAAGATGAAACTAAAAAACTATATAATCAACTAAAACTCTTCTTAGACACTGTTAACCATTTCTTCAAAGATTCGTCAAAAGAATTATATTTCAACAAAGAAACATCCGAAATAAAATTTAATCTTCTAAATAAAGATTTAAAGATAATAGAGACAGAAAGAAGATTAACTAATTTATCTTCAGGCGAAAAGCAGATTCTCATTCTACTAACATATCTTAGGTATAATAATAACCAAAATGTGCTCATAATTGACGAGCCAGAATTATCATTACACCCAAAATGGCAAGGAGACTTCTTGGATGCAGTTCATAAACTAATGCCAGGAGAGTCACAACTAATAATTGCCACTCATTCTCCTGAAATATTAGGAGACAATAAAGAGTTTTGTTCTGTCCTTTTCCCTTACAATTAGTATGATATCACATAAGGATAGCATTCCTACTAGAAGTAGAAAGTACTTACAGGGACAAGATATTTTATGGACTCAATTCAATGAAATAAATTTTTACGTTGAAGATGAAGGTACAGAAAACTTTTATTACCAGATACTTAAGAAATTATTTCCAGACATAAAATTTGAAAGGATATTTCCTTTAGGAGGAAAAGATCCAGTCATCAAAGAAGCAAAAAGAAATTTTAATAATAAAAAGAATATCTATTTACTAGACCTAGACTTTGACAAGATACTCAACAAAAAAATCAATCAAGAAAATATCTTTTATTTAGATCGATATTCTATAGAAAACTATGTTATAGAGAAAAATTCTATACACGAATTCATAAAAGAAGATTTAACAAAAATACTAGACAAAGATATTGAAAGTAAGTTCAAAATTGATACTTTCACTAAAGAGGCTCAGTGTATACTAAAAGACCTAATATTTAACTTTTATATAATACAAAAATTTGATTTGAGAGTAGAATACTTTAAACTTAACCCTGCAAGAGACTGCATCAATAATGATAATATACTTGAAATAAAGAATGAATATCTCAATCCATTCTTCAAAGAAGTAGTGGAAACCTTAAAGACAAAAAACAAAAGAATAAAAATAGAATCTCAAGCAAAAAAAGCAAATAGCTTATTTAGTAAAACGGATCTAGTACTATATAATTATCCTGGTAAATATTTATTATTAGTATTAAAACATAAACTAGAAAAAACATTTCATTTAAAACAAATAAATCTAGAGTCTTTCACGTACCGATTAGCCAAAAATTCAGACTTAATAACTTTACATCCGATTAGAGATAAGATTCAAAGCTATATTAGTTCTTAA